GCAAAAACTATTATTTAGAGGGTAAACTATTTATAAGTGAGGGATACACAGCATGAGCAGTCCAAATTCTGTAACTGTTTCACAAGTCTCAGACGTAACTACAGTTGAATTGACTACAGCAGGACCGCAAGGCCCATCATTTGCCGTTTCTGGTGCGACAATGGATGATTCAGCTAAAGTCAATGACTCAGTAGTGTATTTTGATTCATCTAGTGGTACATTTAAAGCAGATGCAACTACTACTAAACTTACACTCGTAGACGGAGGAAACTTCTAAAAATGGCTAACACAGTACGCATTAAAAGATCTACAGGATCTTCAGCACCAACAAGCCTTGCAAATGCTGAGTTAGCTTTTGCTGAAGGTAGCAAAAAACTCTTCATTGGTATTGGAACGGGTGGAGCAGGAGGTTCAGCTACAAGTATTGAAGCGATTGGTGGTAATGGTAGTTTCTTTGATAAGTTTACAGTTCAAAATGCAAATAAAGTTATAGCTGGTCCAACAACAGGAAGTGATGCCGTACCAACATTTAGAGCATTAGTTTCAGATGATATTCCTTCGTTAGCTCATACCAAGATAAGTGACTTCGATGCTGGTGTAAGAACAAATAGATTGGATCAAATGACTGCTCCTAGTGCATCAGTCTCATTGAACAGTCAAACAATAACAAACTTAGCCGATCCAGTAAATACTCAAGACGCAGCAACTCGTGGTTTTGTAGAAGCCACTTCTCAAGGTCTAGACGTAAAAGATTCATGTGTGGCAGCAACTACAGGCAACATTACAATATCAACTGCTCTTAATAACGGAGACACATTAGATGGTGTGACCTTATCAACTAATGATCGTGTTCTTGTTAAAGATCAATCAACAGCTTCAGAAAACGGTATTTATGTTGTAGGTTCATCTCCAGCTAGAGCAGTAGATTTAGCTGCTGGTGCAGATGCAGCAGGAATGTTCACCTTTATCGAGCAAGGAACTGTCAATGCTGATAATGGCTTTGTCTGTACTAGCAACAAAGGATCAGCAGTTGTTGGAACGAATAACCTTACATACGCACAGTTTTCTGGTGCTGGTCAAATTACTACAGCAGATGGTTTGCAAAAATCAGGAAATACAATATCTGTTGACTTAAAAGCAAATGGTGGACTTGTTATTGAATCTTCTGAAATTGCTCTTGATCTTGCTGCTAGTTCCATAACAGGAACTTTGCCAGTAACGAAACTAACCAGTTTGACATCTACTGTGACAGAGTTGAACGTGCTTGATGGTATCACTGCAACGACTACAGAATTAAATTTGATGGATGGTGGTACTTCAGCTACATCAACAACTTTGGCAGCAGCAGATAGATTTGTTTGTAATGACGCTGGAACAATGAAACAAGTTGCTTTATCTGATCTTGTTACATTTCTTGAAAACGAAAGTGTATCAAGTTTCAACATAGACGGTGGTAGTTATTAAATTTAGCCACAGGAGGTAAAAGCCAATGGCTAATGAAATTAAGCTAAAAAGAGGTTCTGGAAGCAATCCAGGAACAAGTGATCTAGTTGTAGGAGAAGTTGCATTACGCACAGATAATGCAAGTTTATTTACCAAAAAAGATGACGGTACGATAGCAGAAATAGGTGCTGCTGCTGGTGTAAGTGATGGAGATAAGGGAGATATTACTGTCAGCAATAGCGGTGCAACTTTTACTATAGATACTGGGGCTGTAACGTCAGGCAAAATAGCAAATGGAACTATTCTTAATTCTGATATAAACGCAAGTGCAGCGATAGCTGGCTCAAAACTTGCTAACCCAATATCTTTAGCTGATGACCATAAGATTTCATTTGGTACTGGTTCTGATAATAATTTAGAGATATTCCATGAAAGCAGTTCAAATGTAAACGAGATTAGAGCTATAGATGGAGAAATACATATTCAAGCTGATAACTTCATGCTTATTAGTGATGATACTTCTGGTAGAGCTATTTACTTAGATAATTCAAGTGGACATTTAGAACTAGGATTTGATGGAAACCATTGTGTCAATATCAATGGGTCACAAACTGAATTTATTAAAGATGTAAAATTTGATGGAGCAACTGCTGGAAGAGATATAGTTTTTGACAGGTCAGATAATGCTCTTGAGTTTGCCGATGATGCTGAAGCACAATTTGGATCCAGTGGAGATCTACAGATTGTTCACGATGGAACGAACAGCATTATTAAAAATAACACAAATACTTTAGTTATAAGAAGTGATTTATTTAAACTAACTAATAATGCAGATAACGAAACTATAATTCTTGGTAATGCGAATGGGTCTGTTGAACTCTACGAAAATAATACGAAGCGGATTGAGACTACAGATTCGGGTGCAAATATTGTTGGAAATTTAACACTATCAGGAACAGTTGATGGGGTTGATATAGCTACGTTAAATACCCTTGTAAATACGATAAATACTAGCGTAGCATCAAACACATCAAAACTAAATGGCATTGAATCGGGGGCTACAGCAGACCAAACCGCAGCAGAAATAAGAACACTTGTAGAATCAGCCTCAGATTCAAACGTATTTACTGACGCAGATCATTCAAAACTTAATGGCATTGAATCGGGAGCCACTGCCGATCAAACAGCATCAGAAATACTTAGTTTACTTTTGACAGTAGATGGTACAGGAAGTGGAATAATTGCAACATCGGCTGGTGCAGTTGATGTTGGTGGTGTCACTACTAACTCCGATCTTCAAGTTATATTTACAACAAATAATGACGGTTCTGGTAGAACTATTGCTTGCGATTCTACTAGCAGCAAGTTTACTTACAATCCAAGTTCAAATACTTTAAAAGTTGATTCAATTATTGGAGCTTTAACTGGAAACGTCACAGGTAACGTATCTGGGTCGTCAGGATCTTGCACAGGTAACGCTGCTACAGCTTCTAATGCAGCACTTTTAGATTCTATTGATTCAAGTTCGTTTTTAAGATCAGATGCTAATGATAATGTTGGCGGTACTCTTACATTTGTATCTGGATCAGGAATTAATTTATCAACAAATGATATTTATTTAAATGCAAGAGTAATTCAAAATTCTTCTGGTGGTACAGATGATGGATTATTTATTGGATATGGAAACGCTAATGGTGGAATTACAAGATTATATGGAGGAGGAGCAACAAGTGGAGGATTAGATGTAAGAGGTAGTGGAGTTAATGATGTAAAAATCAATGCAAATACAGTTTGGCATGCAGGCAACGATGGCAGTGGATCTGGATTAGATGCCGATGTTTTAGATGGTATGCAGCCAAGTGTAAGTGCTTCAAATAGTACTATTGTTGCAAGACATTCTTCTGGTTATATATTTGCTAATTACTTTAATACAACAGCTAATGATGTAAGTTCTGGTGTTACAAAAGTAATGGTAGAAACAGGCAATGATAATTACATAAGACATGGAACGGCTGCTGCTGTAAGGGCATTTTTAAATGTTGAAGATGGAGCCACTGCTGGAGGAGGATTACCTACTACAGGTGGAACACTTACTGGAACTTTAAATGCTAGATCAATAATTCCAACTGCAAATGGTAGTTATGATTTAGGTTCTAACTCTGCTAGATGGAGAAACATTTATACTTCTGACCTTAATATGTCTAATGAAGGTGGATCGAATGATATTGATGGATCTTGGGGTTCTTATACAATTCAAGAAGGTTCAGATGATTTATTTCTAATAAACAAGCGTAATGGCAAAAAATACAAATTTAATTTAACTGAAATCAAAGGTAGTTAAAGTTAATATTAAATCTTCCTTTTGGTCCATCCCATTGGGAAGTAGAAGTTGAATTATGTAATTTTGAACCATCGAACATAATAAAACGATTAGCAACACTGTCTATTTTCGTACCATCGTCTAATTTTGTATGTCCGTCACAAGTATTCAGACATAATATTGCTGCTTGATGCGGAAAATCAAAATCAACGTGCTTTGCATGGTCAGTTACTTTTGAACATGGAGTGTAGAAATTAACCTTTATTCTTATCAATACTTTTGGTTGTATGTAATTATTTAATATCGGCACTAATTTATCAAACAAATCTGTTATAGGAATATTGCCGTTATAACATTCATGAAAGAAAAAAGAATTATACGATTCATTTTCATGTTTTTGATCTTCATAACTTATGTATTTACCATGAAACCAAGCAAAATTTTTACTCAGAATAAGGTTTTGTAAATCAGTAAAGACCTCAAGTGGCAAAAAATTATCAATAACTTTATAATGTTGAATATTAAAAGAATTTAAAATCATTTAACTTTATGAAAAGTACTACAGAAAAACAAATAGATGATTGGAAAGCGGAACTTAAAAAACAAATAGAAACAAGAGATCACGCTAAAAAAGTTTTTGAAGAAGCAGTAAACAATATCAACGCTTTACAGGGCGGTATTCAGTTTGGGGAGCATTTGTTGAAAAGGATCGAGTCAGAAGTCCAGCAATTAAGTAAAGAGGACTCAAAGAAATTATCAAAGCAAGCACCATCAAACTAATTGGTGCTAATGCTTTTAAAAATGCTTCTTTAATTAAATCCAATGTTCCAAAAAATAGCTAATGTTTTGAGTATTATCTCTTTTATTATGGTAGCTTCCATGAGTGGTGGAACGTACTTTGCTTATAAATACTTTACATCAGAACAATTCAAATCAAAAATGATGAATGAAATTCTTGAAAATGTTTCTGGAATGATGCCAAAAGTATTAGATCAAGGATTACCGAAAGTTACTGGTCCATCGATGCCAATTATCAAATGAATTGCTGGCACTGTAAAACTGAATTAATTTGGGGTGGAGATCACAGCTTAGATGGTGACGACTATCCTCTAAGATCTGGAGAATACAGCATGATAACTAATCTTTCTTGTCCTAAATGTAATTCTTTTGTAGAAGTTTACTTACCAAGAGATGCCTACGATTGATATACCTGATATAAATATTCCTGAGATATACATTCCAGACGTTCCAGAAATCTATAGCCCACATTATTTAACTATT